TCCGATTTTGATTTTTTCATACCCGTTGGCCGTCATAAATCAGCAGAGGTGCCTACTGGCACACTAAATTCTATATTGAGGGCGGCTGGGTTGAAACAACCTAAAAAGTAAAAGAACCATTGTTCTCCGCTCCATATAAAGTGGAGCGGTTCTTTCTATTAGAATAACCCCAAAATGCCAAGTAATATGAAACTTAATGCTGTTATTGAACGCGGGCAAGATGGCGGATTTGCCATCTGTGTTCGGGAAATGCCCTGGCTGCTTGGTTATGGCAAAACCGAATCAGAAGCAAAGGATGATTTTAACGATGTTTTCAAAGAACAAGTTGATTATTTCTTTGAGAGACACGGGAAACGCCCAGATTGGGAAAATGCTGAAATATCGTTTACATACGATTTGACTGCATTCTTCCTTGCCTTCCCATTTATCAACGCATCTGAATTTGCTCGTTTTGTTGGGCTTAACCCATCTTTAATGCGCAAATACAAGCAAGGACTTGCATCAGCATCAGACAAGCAATTGGACATTATCCAAAAAGGTTTAAACAAATTCGTTGACCACTTGAAATCTGTACAATTCTGATAGGCTGCAAACATTAAGCCACCATATGCAAAGATTTATTAGAACACTTAACTGCCTCACGTGTTTGCCGTGTGGCAGTTTCTTTTTTACACAAACTTGTCATACGCAAAGTGATTTACCCTATTAAGCCAGCCTTTTAAAAATTTCTTTTTTTGCGGATCAATCTCGTCTGGCTTTATGTCGCTGCGAGATGCCGCTATCTTTACACACTCAATCCTAATTTCTTGCAGTCTGTTCATTATAGTCCGAGTTTCTCTTTAATCTTATTCAGTAGTTCTCTGTCTGCTGCCGTCATCACACCAGCCTTTGCAGTTGTTGCTGCTGTGAGTGTAAGCACTTTGTTGCCACTTTCTGCAAAGTTTGTGTAGTTGACAATCACCTTGTCTGTAGTACTCTGCCCTTCTGCAAGATTGTGATTTAGGACGCGAGCAAACACATACTTATCCATCAGTCCGTCTTGGTTACGGTTTACCATATGGCATAGCAATACTTGACTATAATTGGTTTGTTCGGTGTCGTTGGCTGCACCCCAGTGCTTAAATCGAAGGAACAAGTTACGGTCAGTGTGCGTGTACGTCCATATCTTGCCACTCAATGCTGTATGCATTTAATCACTGCTTGCCGAATAAATGTAGTTCTTAGTTGTTCCTTGCGTACCACTCTGTGCGGTGGGTACATTCAATGCCGTGAGCAATTGTTGTAGTGTGATAGTTTGTGCATTGTCTGTGTCGGTCTGCCCAGCAACGACCAATCGCACGTCCAATCCGCTCACACTCGCTGCTGCTTGCAACTCGGCTAATGCTTCTGAGAGTTTTTTTGTTGCCATGTTATTTGTTTTTTGTATGTTTGTAATGGTTGTAATTTATGGTGCGCCTTCGGGCGCGCTTTTTTATCATTCGGCAAGTGGGTCGGGCTTAATTACTGGTGGGGTAACATCGGTACTTATCTGCCACCCATTACCAGGCTTTAGCGTACTATTGAACTTTATATTAAATAAAGCACCGTCATATTCCCAATAGAATTGTCCGTCAGACCCGACACACATCGTAAGGATCACCATGCCTATGCCTAATTGTAGAGAGGCCGTGGAGTCTGTTTCACCTTTTTTGAAAAAGCGGCCGTACAACGTAAAACCCTTGCCAAGTTCTTCACTATCTTTCATGTTGTTATAAATAATAAACTTGCAGCCGACAAGCGAGAGCGCTTGCTGAATGTCTTCGTCCGTACTGCCATAAGGTGGTAGCTGCCAACGTCGATAATATTTTGTTACTTTAATCTTCGTATCAGCGGTGCTTTCGTCTACCGTCACCGTTTCGGGCAAACTATTGACATAGATAATGGTCGATAGATTAGGGATAATGGGGTATACGTACTTATTGTAGTTTTTAGTTGTCGAGCCTGTAACATCATGCGTTCTCAATCCGAGATAGTTATTATAGTTAGTAGTATCTATAGTAGTTACCGAGTTAAGCTGCATACCCGTTGTTATGCCGTTAAATACACCTTGGTCAGCATATATTGTGCCCTTGAATATTCCTTCATCGGCATACACCTTGCCTTTGAAGTAGTATTGTTGGTGTACTGGGTCGATTGCTACTTTCAGAATATTGTGGTCTAAGGCGTACAGTCCTACGACCGTATTGCCACCTATCTGCAATCCGTCGGAAGACATCATGCACCCTGTGTAAGTGCCGTCAATCTCTTTTCGGCCGAAGAACGCGTTACCACTTGCTATGTAGTTGTCACCGCTCATGGTATAGCCATTGAAGGCTTTCATCCAATCGGGCAATGAGACTGCTTTCTTGTCCATTTCGTTTAAGCACCAATCCGAAGCGTTTTTGCCCACTTCGAGCTTTACTTGATTGATAGCGATGAAGTCACCGCTCGTGCCTATTGTTGCTCTGAATAGTAAGAGCGGACTGGCATAAGAACCGTCAGGGCGTACGCGGAAGGTGTAGATGTGGCGCACCCATTCTGATGTTAGCTGCCACGTGTGGCGCCCGTCATTGTAGAAAGCCGTTTCCTTCACTCCGTCTGCTAATGGCATATCTGCGCTTGCATCAGACAAGACGCATCCTCCATAATCATATACGTATGTGTTGATACTACCTGAGCCACGTGCGTAGAAAGATAGCGTGTACCATTGTCCCGACATGATTATTGAGCCTAACGATTGCGAATAAAAGTCAAACTCGCGTTCGCTGCTTCGCCATGCGCACAAAGAGTTGATGCCACAGAACGTCTCCATGTTGGACGGTGTCGCCATGCGAATAAGCTGCGCATCATTCTGAATGTAGCCGTCAGCTGTTAATGCTGATCCACCTCCGTACGGTCTACCCAATGTGACCATAGAAATGTCTGCTTGCGAGCCACTTGTTAAACGTACCAACACGTATTTTGTACCGCTAAGGCTTGACTTCGTGCAGAATGCGATGTAATGTCGTCTCCACGTTGAGGTCAATGCAAATGCAGCACTTGCGTCACTTGGAGAGCCTTTTGCCTTTCCGTCAACGTAGATTGTTTGCTCGTTCGTGTCGGGATAACAATATACAGTGGCAGTACCTGTGCCTCGCATTGTAATGCCTATAACGTACCATGTCGAAGGGTTGAGCAACTTTGTTACATCATATTGGAATATGTCCGTCTGCGTTGATACAGAAGCCGAGAGCATATCCGTATCACCAACCGCTGCTCCCTCGTTCAGCGTGCCGTTAATCGTGGCGAGCGATGAGCGGAAATTGAGCCACGTGCCAGCGTAGTTCTCTGCCCTTGGTGCGAAGTCGGTATGCACGAGAAGGTTGCTATGTAGGCTTATTCCGTCTGCTCCGTCATTGCCGTCTTTACCGTTCGTACCATTCCAAACGACTGGAATGGTCTTTTGTGCTACTTCGACTTCGCTGACAAATAACTTAAACTCAATACGTGTCGCGTGTAGATAATCAATCGTTACCGTATTTCCTGTGCCTTCTTTTTGTATCGTAGTACCGTCAGATCTATATATGGCCCACTTCATTTTACCTCCTGTAAACTTCTTTGAGGTTAGGCCTTCCGTGCGGTATGCTTCAACGGTAATGGTCTTTGTACTGTAAGAAGGTGAAGTAGTAGGACTTTGTTTTGTTCTTGTTATAGACCCAACAGGGGCGAGAATGTAGTAGGCTGCTCCGTCATCACCTCGTGACCCAATATGGCCTCGTGGGCCAATAGGGCCTTGCGGGCCAATAGGGCCTCGTGGGCCAATAGGGCCTTGCGGGCCAATAGGGCCTTGCGGGCCAGAAGGGCCTTGCGGTCCGTTAACACCGTCCTTGCCTACGAAGCCAATCAGCTCTGTCGTTTCAGTGCCGTCGGGATAAAATGTGCGTTTCCAAATGTACTTACCTTGCGCCACGTCAGTAGGGAACGTACTGCTCCAATCATGATTAGGCGCGCTCGTGCCATTATCACTAACGGCCCATTTGTAGGTCGTTTGGCTCTGTGGCCCCCATTTGATCGTTACATTGTTTCCTATTGTCACTGTTCCTTTGCCGTTGTATTCGATAGCCCCTTGTCCGAGCGAAAACGAACCGTCAGGGTTGAGGCTGTAGTGAGTGGTACGTCCGTCGGGTGAGAGAGAGATGATTTGCCCATTCTTCGCGTAAAGGCCAAAGCCACCTGTGGGGAGGTAGCCGCCAAGGCGACAAGCGAGACAACCGACAAAGCTCTTGGAGGTGATACCAGTGAGTAAGTCGATAGCAGGTTGCCCCGTGCCGTTGGCGTGAATGTAAATGGCGCTTTGGCGTGTGGGGTCGGTAGCGTTGCCGTATTGTACCAACTCGTCGCCTACTTCGGGGAGTACCATTTGTCCTGCAATGGGGGCGTTGCTATTGTCGGCAAGGAGCATGGACGTGCCGTCGTCGGCAGTAATGAGGGCGGAGAGGTCGTCTGTTACGAGTTGGGCTACTTGCGCGGGAACATCTTGCACGACGTGGTCGTAAGCGTTGACCTCGCCCGCATGAGGTTCGACAATGGCGGCATCGAACTCCGACCTATTAATGGCCAACACATTGTCGTGGCCGCCTGCTGTGCTGCCTATGAAGCTAACTCTTACCCAATAGCCGCGAGCGCCATTCGATGTCCAGCGTTGGCAACGTATGAAGTCGTTCGCTTGGAAACCTCCGTAGCCGTGCGTGTCGTCCCCCTCTAATACTAAGTAATAGTTCGTAGCGTCCCCATCTACGCTCTTCACGCGGCCGCATGCTTGACTGATACCCAGTGCGCCACAAATGGCACGTATCTTTTCGATGACGAGTTCAAAGGCCGTGAGCCTTCCGCGAATGCGGAGGTTGTCAGCCTCCACGTAAGTCTGACCGTCCTCGGCCGTTTGTGCAGCCCACCCACTGCCCGCGAAGCCATTGCTCACGAAGTCGGGACTTTGTGCTGAGGCTTCGAAGTTGGTAGCCTTGCGGAAGGTGACGCTCCCCTCGGCCGTGTCGTCGTGTTGGCGGCTTAGGTAACGCTCGTCAGCCGTACCCCATTGCGTAAGGTCGTCGGCCGTGGCAGCATGATCGGCCGTGGCTGCATGATCGGCTTCGGTGGCATGGGCCGCGTTGTCAGCATTCGTGGCGTCGTCGGCCGTGGTGGCGTGGTCGGCTGAGGCAGCCTCATCGGCAAATCCTGCCTTCACCTTGGTACGGACGGTTTCGCCCGTGTCGGTGTCGGTACTATCCAGATAGAGGTAGCCGTCGGCAGGAGCAGCGTCCAGCTGATTAAGCGTGTCGAGATTGGGGTGCATGTGTGCATCGGCCGAGGGAGTACTGCCTCCGCTGCTTATGGAAGCCCCACCGCCACCGCTGCTTGTGGCTGAGGCCTCAGCGTTATTGCCTTTGCGCGCTCTGCGTGGCGTGGCTGTAACGTATCGTGTTTTAACTTTATAGTCCATAGCCTTAGTTGTTGTTATTTAATGATTTCTTTGTTCCATTCCTCGGGTTCAAGCCTTACTAATTTAATATTACTCGTACCGTCGTAGGCGCTGAGCACCTCACTTTTCATCATAAAGAGGTCCTCACTCGGCATAGCGCGGTCGGTGAAGAGCTGTAGCGGTGAGAGCGGAGTAATGGCCTCTCCCTCAAGCGTAGGTACGCGGTGTCCATACTGGCTAAAGAGCAGCCCTAACAAGTCGTACTCAATCAGCCAAGGCGCAGACGTGTTGGTGCGACGTAGGAAACATCGTTGAGGAATATCCGTCAGCCCAGAGCCAGAGGGCGCAAACGAATACCACATTTTGTAGGCGCCTCGTGCCGTCACCCCCAAGTCACTCCCAAAGGCTGTGCCGCAAATGGTGTCAATCTTTATCTCGTCCTTTGCGTTCGCGTTTATCCATGCGCTGTATTCGGCATCACTCTTCTCCACCGCTTCAGCGATGAGGCCTTGTACTATCTCCAACTTCGGGAACTTGTAAAGCCACCACCTTTGCGTCCAATTCATACGTTGCCCTCGTTTAGAGGTTTGCGTACTAATACACACGTCGCGCAATCCGTTCGGGTCGGGCAACGACTTGTCGAGTTGGCACGTCTGAGGATTGGTAATGGGGTATTCCTTCCCCTTCCCGTCCCTATCGTCGAATATGATGCAGCCTGTATAAATGGTCAACTCTAAGTACCCCGCAGTGTTCGGCAGGGGAATAATTTCGCCCTCCGTGGCGTATTGTTCTATAGATCGTTCGTGGTTAAGGTGGTGTGTGTGGTTCTTCGACCACCCTTGAATGCCGCTCTCCTCCTTTATGCTATCACTCTTAGAGTTGGCATAGTAGAGGAGGTAAGAGGGCGCATGCGTGAAGTATTTCGTATCGTCGTATCCAACCGCTCTCCAACCACATTCGGTATCGGTGCCAGATCCTTTGGCCTGATATTGTGCTATGGCCTTGCCATTGCCGTCAAACAAGACGAGCGAGAAAGGAATGTAGCAGTAAGCCTCGCGCACCTTACACCAATTAAAGTTATCCTTTTCGTTCCCTTCGTCCTCAGCATCGGCAAAGGGGTTGAGGCGAGGGTCAATCATCATCTCCATAGTGAGGCGAATATAAGAGCGCATCACATCTTCTGATACTTGATTTTGGGCCGCAGGGCAGTACACACGAGGGAAACGCATCAGCACTTCGTCCGACTTCCCCGATAGGTCGTTGAAGGCACGCGTAATCACGTTTTCGTATTTAATTACTTCTTCATAGGCATAAAGACCTTTAAGCAGTGGCGATTGTTGCCCATTTAACGTGAGGGTATTGCGCGGCACACATTGCGTTAATGCCAGCCACGCAAGGCCCTCACACGCTGCGCCTCCCGTACCCGTCTTCACCATTTTGAAGTAATGCGCATCGGGGTGCTTTTGTGTAAGGCCAGTGGCTACACTATCAGAGGCCGAATGGAAAAACTTGCTTATCTCGTATGTTATGTACCCAGGGGCAAACTTGTTAAACACGCGGCCCGAATATATCAGTCGGTCTTGGTCTATTGTTACGCTGTTGTCGCTCAGCAGGTCACCACCCGTGTAGGGCGAGAACTTAACGACGGCCGCTTGCGCCAACTTATCTACCGATAGCGTTTGCTCCGTAGCGTCCCACGTGATTTCTTCTACCTTGGGTGGATTATTGCGCAGCGCATTCAAGTCGTACACCATGATCTTGCCCGCACGCTGCACGATGCGCAAAGCAAGCGGTTGCAGCACACCGTTCAACACTTCGTCAAGCGTTGAGGCTTCACCGTCCTCATCGTAGAAGTTGGCAGCATCAACGTATAGGCGTGTAAGGTCACAATGCTCCCAATGCTCCAATAGCACGTAGCCGTTCATCTCTAACGACGTAAACACCTCTACTGGCACTGCGCTGAGGCCCACCTGTTCAAGGCAATAGTCGATGTAGTGGCGCACTGACTTAATGCCCCCCGCTTCGCCATACTTTAGGCGCTGCATGTGGCCGAAGTCAGTAAAGGTGAGTGTGACGGTGTAGTCCTTCTCCGATTGGTAAGGCTCTTCGTACGTCTCACAGTCGAGGCCACCCACCCAAAAGAGCGCATCGTCAAGGTAGACGTGTGCCATTACATTGCCTGGACTGATTTGGAAGAGGTCCGTAAACGTGCGGTCAGCAGGACTCACGATGTTGATCGTGAGCGTTGCGCCACAAGTGGTTTCGTACTTTTCGCGTTCCTCCCATTCTAATTCAAGTGGCGTGTCGGCATCAAACGTGAGGCTACCAACGGAAGTGAAAGGCGCATTGGCCGCTTGCCATATTTCGACCCTCCACGTTTGGCCCTTGCAGTTAACAAAACTGCCAGCGTATCTTTTGTAAAGCATGATGCTAATGTGTTAATGTGTTAATGTGCTAATGTGTTAATGTGCTAATGTGTTAATGTGCTAATGTGTTAATGTGCTAATGTGTTAATGTGGGAATGTGCTAATGTGGGAATGTGCTAATGAGTGGCGCAGCCATTAGCATATTAACACATTAGCATATTAGCATATTCCCCCTATGCTCTTGAAGTAATTTTGTTTCGTTTATCGGTAATGAGTTGCAAGTCGCGTCCGCTGATGCGTCCACTCACATTCACGTCGACGCGCTGCGCACCAAAGCTATTGCGTAAGGCCGCGAGGTTGAGGCTCGGCACCATGCTTGAAGGCGTTGTGTACTGCGGAGCTGAGGCCAAGGGCGCTTGCACCATGCGCCATAGCTGCAACTGCTGGCGACGGTTGATAATCATCTCGCCCGAGTTGACATTGGCCGTCAATCGGTCGCCCGAATAGCTGCCGCCCGGTATGATACCACCATGCGCGTAGCTGCCGCTCGTGGCCGACTTGATAGAGGCTATCATCGTCAGCAACGTAGCCAATCCTGTAGCGGCAAAGGCTATCCACCCGAAGGGCGTAAGCTTACTTGCATCTTTCGAAGCCTCAGCGTAGCCCAACACCATCGTAGCAATGGCTTGTGCGATCGTACCCGCAATGTTGATTACAGGTTCTTGCACCTGTGAACCTAATTGCGCGATGCTGCTGCCCAACTGCTGAATGCTCTGTGCGCCCTCGCGCATCTTGCCCGTACCCTTTTCAACGCTCGTCGTGTCAAACTCCACGGTGATAGGCTTCAATTTCAGCGAAGCGAGTACTTTGTTGATGTCGTCCACCTGCTTCTGTGCCTCCTCCTTACTGATGAGGCCAATGTCGTAGTCGTTCTTGACGCGCGATGCCTTCGTCTGCGCGTTGGCATACGACTTGCGCTTATCGCTTACTGAGCCAGTCTGCGTGTACTGCGGTTCTACCTCCGCTTCAATCGTTAGTCGGCCGTTCGTCGCCTCATTGATTTGCGCTTGCAGCGCGTCCACCTTCGTCATGGCGTCGACCTTAGCCTCCACGGTCACGGCATTGTCGAAGTCCGTTTGAGCCGCGCGGAGTTGGTCCTGCAAAGCCTCAAGCGTAGTTTTCACCTCTGGCGCGTCAGGCTTCTCAATTCCCACCTTTACGGCCAACTCCTTGCGCTCTCCCTCCAATCGTGTAGCCTCAGCCATAGCCTTCTTCGCAGCATCGAGGTTGTTAGTGCTTTGCGCCAATTCCTTCTGCTTGCTAATCTCCTTGTCGTACCATTCAATGCTCTTCTCGTCGTAGGTGGGGGCGTTGTCGGTTTTGGTGGGGGTGTGAGTAGGGGTATGAGTTGGCTTGTTTGTGGTCGTGGTGGTTTGTGCGGGTGGCGTGTAGGCTGGCCTTTCGATAGTTTCGGCATTACCCGTTAGCGCATTATGAAGCGCAGAAGTATAGCCACGTTTTCCCGCCATAGCGAACACGGCATCCTTTCGTTGCGTCAAGTCGTTGACGCGTCCAAGGTTGTAGTCACGGTCCTTTTGCACGTTGTTCTGAAATCCCTTGGCGCGTGCGTTGGCCTTATCTATTTGCATGTTCTCTGCTATCTGTTGTGCCGTGAGTGGTGTCCCGTCCACCTTATACGTTTCGGGGCGTGTGATGTCGATAGCGCCACCGTGGCGTCGCTTGTTGCGCTCGTTGATGTTGCCTTGATAAGCGTAGATGCGGTCTTGGTCCTCGTTGGCCTTTAGTTGGAACGTGATGATTTGCTTGTTTAAGTCCTTCACCATGTCGGCTGCAGCCTCAGCCCAAGCCAATTCGTCCAGCTTCTTAATATACTTATCAATCGCTTCCGCATTCTTCTCGTATATCGAGCCGTCCTTACTGATTTGTGCGTGATAGGAAGGAATGATACTTTGCAATCGCTTAATCGCACTCATGCGCTCCGCGTATTCCGCATTGCTGTTGTGAATGATCTGCGTAAGTGCCGCGATGCGCGCTTTCTCGTCGGCATACTTATCGGCCGCATTCTTCTGAATGCTGTTCAGCGCCTCGCGGTTTCGCTCTGCCTGAGTGGTGGCACGTCGGTTCTCCTTTAGCGCATCAGTATTGTCTTCAATAGCTTCGGTCGACTTGTCGAAATAGCCTATCACTTTCTCAACCACAAAGCCCAAAGCCGCAATGGCGATGCCGACACCTGTCGAAGCCAACAACCCACGAATAGCTACTTTTGCCACGTTGGCACTCACGCCCAAGGCTACCAAAGCACCACTGAGTACACGTGTAGTGGTGGCACTTACTAAACAAGCAACGCGCCAGGCGGCTTGGGCTAAGGTCATTGCTTTCGTGCGCACAATTACTAAAAGTTCTTTTACGTGTAGTGCGTGCATCACCCATGTTAATGCCTTAACAACGCCTGTCGCCGCAATGGCTATAGACTTGAAAGCGTTAAGTGCTAAACCAAATTGGGCAATAAAATTAATGGCTGGAGAGACCCATTTTGCACCAGTTGCAATTGCATCATAAATATAAGAGAACCGATGTTTAAGCAGTAAGAGTTTTGCCCCACCTGTATTTGCCATAGTGCCGAAAGCACCTTCTATCGTGCCAGCACTGTCCTTCATAGCCTCAGCATTTTCGGCAAATTTGTCCTTTTGCTGAGTTGTAAGTTGCCCAATGGCGCGTAGGCTTTCGGCTGATCCGAATAGTTTTGCATACACCTCTTTCGACAACATACCCGAACTTTGTGCATACCCCTTCACGCTCGCATCGAGTTGTGTGAGGAACTGACGGAAGCCGCCCGCGCTCTTAATGGCTGCTGCGTTAAACTCGATGCCCATTTCTTGTGCCATTTTCGTAGCCTCAGAAGAGGGCTTAACCAAGGCCGTAAACACGGCCGCCAACTGTGTGCTGACTTCGGCCGTTTTACCTGTAACGCCTGTAAGCGAGGCAAAGGTGGCCATAAGTTCGTCAACGCCCACACCCAACGTGGCCGCATCACCCGACACACGAGGCAAGGCTTGCGCCATTTCTTCAAACGACGTTACACCATTCTTGGCCGTCAACTGTATCTTGTCTTGAATGGCGGTAGCGTCTTTCCACGATAGGCCGTAGCTCTTTATTAACGTAGAAGTAACCTTAACGACTTCGCCCAAGTCGGCCACACCGCCCACACTCGCTTTGGCCGAAGCTCGCAGGTAGTCTATCCAGTTGTCTTCGGGTACGCCATTGCTGATTACTTGATAAAGGCCGTTTGCAAGTTCGTCACGCGTGAGTGGAATCTCTTTCGACAAGTCGGTCACGCTATCTTTCAGCGCGGCAAAGTCCTTGCCCCCTTTGCCCGCCATAGTGTTGGCTATGGCCATAGATTTGGCAAAAGCGGAACTTTCAGTTGTGAGACCTTGTAGAGTTTCCTTTAGCGCATTTATAGCTCCAAATGATTGGTTTATCCCTGTAAGAGATTTATTAAGTTTCTCTCTAAAAGACTCACTTAACTTTTCGGCTTCTACTTTAGTTCCGCTTAAAGCTCCCTTTAGGTTTTTTGCCGTTGTTACCGCACTCACCAATTGCTCCTTACCGTCAATAGCGAGCCGAAGATTGAATTTTATTTCTTTTGAAGCCATATATTTATTGAGTTTTACTTGGTTGGTAAATTATAAAGTCACACCTTTGCGGAAACTAATGCCTATTGCGATATGAAAAGCGAACAGAAACTCAAAGAGCGCGTACCCCTAAAGGAAATACAAGCGAAGAGAGAGCGCGCACGCATAGTGGCCCGCTTTTGTGGCTATGCTTCGTTGGTGTTCTTTATAGAATTTGTATACTTTTTTTTCAAGCTGCAACTATCAGGGCGCTTGCATGGGGCGGCAGGATACATACTGACCTCGTTGTTTGTTATAGCCATAGCTTTCCATTTTGGCAAGATGCGTTCCGTTTATGTTTATCACAATACTTATAAGGTGATGCAACATAAAGCAGCAAGCAAACGTAAAAAGCAGTTTATAACATGGTGGCGTATCGCTTGGGACCTATCAGTACCAGTCATGATATTGTCGTATAGTTCAATCTGGTGGACAGAAGGTGTTTATCATTGGCTTTTCTCTTTGTTTTATATTTCGATTATTGTAGTAGCTATAAGTTATATCGTTCTATCCATCTTTACCGACGACTTTGACCCTGATACCTGCTATTATCCTTGGTATGATCCTTGGTATTATCCTTGGCACTATCCATTCAATAATTCATCAGACGATTGATCCCGTAGTCCCTTCATCAAGCTAACAAGCCGCTCACGCGCCTCGTCTTTACCGACTGGTGGCACGTGGGCGGCTTGCGTTGTTTGAGTCTGGTCGTTGTCCCAAGGCAAGGGCAATAGCGTGTCGGGGGTTAGGCGGTTCTTTACGTGTGGTTGAATGGTAATGGTGGCGAGCATACGCATACGTTCCCACCCGTCGTGCATGACCATTTCGTGGCTTGTAGCGTAGCTATCGGCCACGGCCGTCCATTCCTCAGGCGTAAGCCCTTGCCAGTCGCGCAGCGTAAGCCCCACCGCCCCCAGTGCAAAGCCTAATTGCTCGGTGATGCAGAAGGACTTTTTTTTTCGCCTTCGGTCGTGGCCTCAGCCTCAGCCGCCTCCGCTTGCATCGCGGCCGTCCATTGGTTTAGCTCGTCGGGACTGATGAGGTCGGCAAACTCCTCCAGCGTGAAGTTAAACTCAATGCCGTCAGCCGCTGACGCTGATGCCGTGCAGCAGTAGAGAAACGTAAGCAAGTCGGTGAGGTCGTTCGTCATCTCAGTAGCCTCACGTCCTGTTTCGCGCTTAAAGCGCAAGAATGCTCCCATTGTCTGGCGACATGGGAAACCCATAATCTTCATTTCGCGTCGTGCGGTGGCTATTGTGCTGCCTTTCTTTTGTGGTGTCATAGTGGTGAGTGTATTTCTATTGTTATTCCTTTATTTGTCGGTTGGCTATAATCAAGATGAGAGCCACGGCCAGAAGGGCCAGTGCGGCCCACACGTTCCACGTGCGGCCGCGCGTGTGTAGGTCGGTTCTAAGCGTCTTGACGGTTGATTGTAGTTGCGTGTTGGCCGTCTGGAGTCGTTCGGCCTCAGCCTGATAGTATATGCAGAGCCGCTGCAGGCTATCGCAGCCGCCCTCGATGATGATAGAAGCGGGCCGTCCCTTCTCATCGCGCTTTAGGCTCGCCTTCAAGTGGGCGCGTCCACTCGCGGCCGTAAAGCTCGCCCCCTCTGGTAAGGAGAGAAGGGTGGAGTCGAGCCTCAGCTCAAGGCGTGTAGTGTCAGCCCTTATCGGTTGCGTCCAAAGAGCGGTTGTCGTCCGTTCGTGCTGTGTCACGCTGTCTGTAGTCAGTACGTCTTGACTTTGCGCGACTTGTCGCGTTGCCTTCGTCGTCGAGCGACAACTCGTCACTAACAGGACAGTTGCTGCTATGAGGGCAACGCTGAATAGCTTGAATGGCACGTGTAAGGCGGTTGAGCGCATAACGTATGCGCTTATTCTCTTCGCCCAGTGCGTCCATTTTCTTTGTACTTCCATCTACTTTCTTTTGCGTTTCTAATAGTTCGCGGCTCACGTCTTCATACATGAGCTTATACGTATCGTGTACGCTCTTGGCCGTATCGGCCTTGCGCGCGCTGCGGTTGGCAAACCATGCTATGGCGGCACCAATGCCCCCCGAAGGTATTGCCCATTGGATTATTTGTAAGATAGTGTCCGCCATTCTTCCTTTCTTATAAGTTTACTCCAATCTCGTTGAGCCACTTCTTTACGTCGAACGAAGGACAAGCCTTACTGGGGTTCAATTGATTGTGGCCTACGATTTGGACCGTAGGGAAGCGGCGGTGGAAGTCCTTGACGTAGGCTTCAAGGGCGGTGCGTTGTGCAGCGGTGCGTGTGTCCTTCGGCCTCATCTGCCTATCGCAGCCGCCCGCGTAGACGATGTGACGCGATGTGGAGTTGTAGCCGCTTGCGCCATTGGTCACCTCCCAAGGGTCGACGATCAAGTCTTCATTATTCTTAACGAGCCGTTCTACGCGGCCGTCGAGGTGGACGAGGTCGGTATATCCTACCTGCTTCCAACCATGACCTCCTTTGCTCACGGGGTCGCAGTGCCAGTGGCGTATGTCGGCCGCTGTCACCTCACGACCCTCAGGAGTGGCGGTGCAGTGGATTACGAGACGTTTTAGTTGCATAGGGTTAATGTGCTAATGTGGTAATGTGCTAATGCGTTAATGTGCTAATGCGTTAATGTGCCAATGTGGTGAATGTGCTAATGTGGGAATGTGGTGAATGTGCTAATGTGCCAATGTGGAAATGTGCTAATGAGTGGCGCAGCCATTAGCATATTAACACATTAGCATATTAACACATTAACTACTACTCATGTGTTAATGTGCTAATGTGTTAATGAGTGGCGCAGCCATTAGCATATTAACACATTAGCATATTAACACATTTATTTAGTCTGCGCTGCAGCAGCGGCCTTCATACCAGGGAACTTAGTAGGCATGCCCGCGTTCTCGAGGTTAACGCTATACGTAGCGTCGTCCTGCGCTGGAGCGTCCTCTTCGATAGAGGTGATCACAAACTTACCTTCGAGGTAAGGAATTTGCGTACCTGTCTTGCCGTCGCCACGTGGGAAGCACTTCACGTCAACGGCCTTACCTACGCCCCAAGAAGCAGAAATCTCGGTGAAGCCGCTCTCTGTCTCATCGTAGAAGCGGAGGCCGTCGGCACTAATTGTGATAGAAAGTCCTGTAACGCTCTTGTCCTTCCAAAGTCCTGCACCCGCGCCTTGCGTTGCTACAGGCTTCACGGCTCTCTCCTTTGTTTCAGAGTTGTACGTTACTTTGTGGCTTGAACAGTGACCCACGGCTTTGCCGTCTATTGAGAGCAAGAGGTCACTACCATTGATATAACCAGTGTTTGCCATAATGAGTTATGAGTTTAATGAGTTAATGAGTTTAATTAGTTTAATGAGTTTAATGAGTTTAATTAGTTTAATGAGTTTAATAGGTTTAATGGGTTTAATGAGTTAATACTTGCGCCATGTCTTAAGGCTTTTGCCCTTACAGGGCGCGACTGCTCCAACGTGTGATACCCAGGGTGTCGCTTCGCTTGCCCTGGGCTATGTGCTCCATTGGGCTTTCAGCCCGCCCTTGCTAAATCCGAAACTTATTAAACTCACTAAACTTATTAAACTCATTAAACTGAACTCACTTCTTCGCCGCCTTATCGACGTTGCGCTCGAAGTCAGTCCAGAGGCGCTGCTCGATGCCAGCTGCTTCGGTCTGCTCGGTCATGGCGAGAAACTTATACGGAGACATACGCCCTGTGCTATGGCCTGAGCGGCTATAGTCGCGCCACTTCTTCTGAGCGAAGCGGCCCTGGCGATATTGCGCGCTGCCCTTGCGACGGCCCACGTTGCGCTGTTTCGTACCTTCCTCGGCAAATAGGAGTACAGGCTTCTGCTTGCCCTGGCGGTTGGTATGGATGCCCTTCTTCGCTCCGTGGGGCTTAACGCTCACCATAAAGCCTGTGCCGTAGCGCTTGGGGTAGATGCGAGCGTAGACGCCCTTGTCCACCCCCGTCTTGGCCGAGAGACCCGAAGTGCGTACCCTCGTCTGTGCGGCCTTTTTCAAGCGATTGGCCTCGCGCCTCATCGAAGCGGCAATGGCCTTGCGCTGCTCCTTAGGCGAGAGGCTGGCGTAAAGCTTTGCCAATTCGCGCTGGAAGGTCTGCAGCGCTTTCTCGTTGTCGTTATCCATTAGCAACGGAGTTTAAAGGAGAGCGACTGCAAGTAAGCATCGTCCGTCCACGACTCAGCGGCATCGACTAAGTAAGACGAACGGACGGTTAATCCTGCCGAGGTGGTAATGCTCACGTTGTCAAGCGCTTCGCGTACGGCCTCAGCCAAAGCCACAGAACCATTGTAAGTAGCGGCATAACAATCCACTACGATTGTGGCCGTATCGGCACTTTGAGCATGTTTGGCAACGGCCGTTTCGAGGGCCTCGCGATGATAGCAGACGTAAGGAAGCACGGCCTCATCTGTCACGACGGGAAATACTTTCGTTACTTTATTAGCTAACCTTTCGCTCAGCACCTCGTAGACGGCAGTGCCTGCGCTTAATACTGTTTTCATAAGCGGAGTATCGTCTTTAAGCATCACACGTTGACGCGCTGACAGAGGAGCGAAAGCATTCCCTTACTGCGGTTAGGCTCAATGGCCATAACGGTGTAGAGATGTTCGCCCATGAGCTGCACGCGCCACCCCTCACCAATGGGGTGAACATCGCGTATGCGGAAGGTCACGGTGTAAGCGGCAAAGTGTTCGCCCACCTCTTCGCTCCGATTGCCCGCCCACTTGACGCGCTCGGCCCAGATTATCCGGGTCGGGCTGTAAGTGGTTTGCTCTTCGCCGTATTCGTTCGTTGTCTGAACGGGGCGAAAGAGTTGTAAGTGATATCTCATTCCTCCCGCACGCATAGTCTTCTGTATTGTTTGATGATAGATGAAGCGCCCCACGGAATCTCACTGTACTGCTGCGGAGCATCGTTTTCGCGGTGGTCGTAAGCCGAGCCTCCTACCAACAGAATAGCTTGCACCAAGGGGGCGGGCAGTGACCCACCGCCCATTAGCTTTAGCTCATCGAGTGTGCGGTTTGTAGCGCGCACCACTGAAGCCTCAGCGGCATCAAGGCATTGCTGTAGGTAGTCGTCGTCGTCGCTAAAATCATCTGCGCGAACGTGTTTTTTAAATAGGGATAGGGCTACTTCTGACATAATATGAATGTGTGCTTAGTCTCTAAAGATTACTATTTCCATGACTTATCATTACAAACGTGGCTCTCTCTGCGCTCCGTTACCCATCACCGAGAAGTTGAAAACCCCTCACCGAGAAGTCAGAAACCCATCATCGAGAGGTAGAGAGCGCATCGCAGAGCGCGTCTCTTACGACATTGCGTACTGTGCTTGCTCTTGCAGTTGCTTGTTGAGCGTGCTTGAGGGGAGGAAAGCGACGTGGAGCGAGCGAATGTTCTTCGCGCTTACGTCGTCTTTACTTACCTCGCCCCCTTTTGAGCGCAATGTCGTGCGGAATGTGCCAAGTGAGCCGAGCTTTACCATACCGCCACTTTGTAGTTTTTCGGCAATGGCCTCTTCAAAGGCACAAAGGGCCGTGAGTACGTCGGCATGGGTAAAGGTGGTGGACTCGCTTATGCGCTCGCAAAGTTTGTCGCGCGTTATAGTACCGCTATAGCTGATAGCGGGGAAGTAGCGCCACTTTTGGTCGCGTGAGTTCTTGATACTACGTGTTACTAATTTAATCATGCTTGTTGCGTTTTATCGGTTTTCTTCTTGTTGGCTTTGTAGACATTCTTAAAATCGACGTTCTGGAGTAATAGCTTATTATTAATCCACGTCGAAGGCACGTAGCGCACGCGAGCTTTCTTGACGAGTTGAGAGCTTACATCGTCTTTGATCTCAACGCCTACTGACTTCGCTGTAAGGCGAAACGCTCCCAATGAACCAAGGCGAACGGTGTAACCCGATAGCAACGCGTGGAGGATTTGACGCTCAAGTTCTTTCAGCACACCCATAGCGTCGGCACGCGTGAGGGTACACTTCGCGCTGATTTCAGCGGCCAAGAGTTCGAAGTCGGTAACGGCCGCAGGTAATGGCGCGGGGTAGAACATGTTCTCGCCAGTCTTAAAGTTTTTGCGAGCGAGGGGTTTGTATAGATAGGTCATGGTAATAGTGATTTTAGGTTCGTTTTTTTAATGTGCTAATGTGTTAATGTGCTAATGTGCGGTGCTACGTATTAGCATATTAGCATTAATGTGTTAATGTGCGGTGCTGCGCATTAGCATATTAGCACATTCCCACATTAGCATATTTCCACATTAGCATATTTCCATATTAGCACATTAGCACATTGGTTACGCGCCTGCAGCGCATTTGCCCAGTGCAAAGGCTTCGGGGCGGAGCGTAGTCGTGCCGTAGTTGACGTTGAGGACGAAGTCAACGGCATCCTTGCGAGCCTGGCTATAGGGGTCGATGATAAACGAGATGTCGCCAAACATGCCCATAGGCTGGTAGCGCCAGTCGCCAAGGCCAACGAAGCCTTCACCAATGTAGTGAGTGCAGAAGACGGGGAGACCCGCAATGTGGTCGTTCTCGCATACCATGATGCCTGAGCCTGCGTCCTTAGGAGTGGCTTCGGCAATGGCCTTCTGCGCTTGTGTCATAACCCAACACAAGTTGCTACCGTCAACGCCAGAGGCCAACACGGCAGCCTTCATCTTGTTGAAGTCGGCAAAGGTAGGAGTAGCGCTCAGTGCGGTCGGTTTAGCAGCCTTCGCCACGAATGGGCCTACTAACATAGTAGCCGCGGTAGCCTTCGTGGTAGAGAACAAGATCTTGTTCAGCAACATGGCTACAGACTGAGGCATTACCTTCTTCACGATCGTTTCGATGATGCCCTCCGTCTGGATAATCGTCTGACGCGTTACAGGAATGGCTACGCCAATACGCTGAGGTGAGGCGGTGAGCTTAGAGAGTTTAATCTTCGTGTCGGTGAGCGCAACGCCCTCGCCTTGAATTTGTGCCTCAACGGCTTCGTAGGTGGGCCATACGTAGTCACCCGCCAAACCTGTAGGCATGGGGAGACCTACCTTGTCGAGGATTAAGCCCTCTACCAATGGGTCGAGAATGTCTTGTATCTTGAGCGGAATGATGCCGCCCGAAGTGGCGTCGCTCACTACCATGAGGTCGCGCATAAACACGATTTGTGTCTGTCGGCCAGCTTCCATGTTCTCACGCACCAATTTATTGGCGTCGGCAATAAGGTTGGGGTTCTGCTGCGCTTGAGCGGCTTCAGCTTGCATACGCATACGAAGCAGTTCATTGTCACGCACGAGTGCTTCGTACTCTGCGCTCTCAGCCTGGGTGCGCTCGCGCTTTTCCGTCTCGCAGAGGTCGGCAATGGCCGAGATGCGAGCGCAGTTCTTTTGGTATTTGTCAACGATTTGACGTACCGTAAGTTTTTTGTTCATAATCGTAATGAATTGTTATTAAATGGTTAATGCTTTAAAGTGATTGCTTTGCCGCGCTGCGCATGGCCTTTACTTGTTCCTCGACGCGGAGGGCGGCAGCGTTGTCTGGTTGAGGGGTTGGGGTCAATCCGCGCAGGTCGCGTGCGTTTACTTCCGTGTCGGGATAGGCGGGCATGGGCGTGAGCGTAAAGTCGTAGATGCCACGAATAGCATGAATGGTGTAAAGCGTTTCAGCCTTTCCCGTATCCTTGTTTTTGGTCGTCTCGCTCGTCACGTCGGGTTGGCGGTACGAACAAGAGAACATGAAGGAGCAGCCATCGATGTCGCCACGTCTTACGAGTTCGAGCGCGCGGTCGCCGTCGTCGGTGTTGGGCGCATCGAAGGAGAAGTGGACGCCCCGCTCGTCGATGTCGTACTGTAGCGTACCCTCTCCGCGCTTGCTGCGTGCGAGCAATGTGGCAAAGTCGTGGTTCATGGTCATCTTGATGTCGCAGCCGTCGAGTAGGTCCTTCGTTATGGCTTCGGGGGCTATCTGTTCGCGCACGACTTCGTCCTCGTCCTCCCATAGTGGGGCAGAGGGCGTGTTGAACAGAATGGCATATCCCTCAATGGTGCGGCTTTCGCCCTCGCCCTCGCTGCCTTGGCGGCTGCGCACGTGGACGGTGCCTGAGGAGTGGAATTGTAATTGCTTATTCATAAGGTGTAAATGTGCTAATGTGCTAATGTGGGAATGTGCTAATGTGGGAATGTGCTAATGTGGGAATGTGCTAATGTGGGAATGTGCTAATGTGTTAATGAGTGGCGCAGCCATTAGCATATTAACACATTAGCATATTAACACATTAGCATATTAATAATGTGTGTTAGTTGTCGGTGGTTGAGTTGCCCCCATTTCGTTCAGTCCCTTCAAGTTGGCGCTGACCAATGGGAGGTCGCCTCCCTCGACGGGTGGCATGTTCTCGGCACGTCGCCAATCATTGACGGTGTAGATACCTGCTGCTATCGTCTGCGTCTGGTACTGTACGCGGCTCGCGAGGTCGCACGCATAGAGGCTGCGACGGTCGAACTCAAAGCGGCGCTCACAACAGAGCGAAGGCTCGATGAGCTTGCGGTGGAGTTCGCTCTCTATCTTACGGAGTAGGGGGTTGAGCGTGTTGGAGAGGAAAGCCACGTTGGCCATTTCGGCACTCTTGTAATTGTTGCTCGTGTCGTCAAAGACGAATGAGGGGTGTACACCGAAGAAGCGACAAAGCTCACGCACCGTAAACTTGCGGCTTTCGAGAAATTGCATGTCGGTGCTGGAGAGCGAGAGTTGGTTGAACTTTACTTGCCCTGGTAGGCTGACTATCTTGCGGCCTTCTGAAAATGATTGGTCGAGGTCGGTAGCCGTCTTGGCCAATTCGTCGTCTTGATAGTCGCCAAATCCGCGCACGCTCGTGTCGTTGCCTACGATGCCGCGCACGTTGCCTCCATTGGCAAATCGGTTGAGCGTCTCATTATCGCCTGTAGCGGCTATCTGCGTAGTAAGGCGCGCAAAGGCCAAGGTGCTAATGCCTTGTTGTCCGTCGATGGTGAGGTTTTTGAGGTGTATCACTTCTTCCTCCGCGAAGGTGCCGCTAAGGCGGTTGGTCATGTCCATTACCGTGTAGGTGCGATTAATGGTGTCGTGACTCACGGTGTTAGGTTGGCAAAGCACAAGGCGATCTACCTCAAGCGAGGGCGAGTACTGCGGCACGATGTAGGCATTGCCCGTCAGCAACATCTGCTGCACGGCTTGCGCCCAGAAGTCGAACGCGGAGTAAAGCTCGTTGGGTTGCACGCTCAGTAGGTAGTGGAGGCGCGACTGGCGGTCGTCGACGAAGATGCCGCCCTTTAGCTTCATATAGCGGAGGGGCAAGTTGGCCACACTCTCTGAAAGTAAACGCACGCAGCGATAGACGGTGCTAACGGCCAAGGGATCAGCCGCTGCGGAGGTGAAAAGCGGCAAAGCCCCCGCGCGTACAGTCCTACCCTCTGGCGATGAGTTAACACCCTCGCTGCTGCGTTTTATCTTGAATAGTCTGCGTAATACGTTCATACCCTACGCGCAAAAGGTGTGTAGGAGGTACCACCTTTGGGCGTTTTTTGGAGAAAAAAGTGAGGATTGGGGGGAATAATGTGACATTGTTGCTATATTTGCAGTGTTTAAAACAATGTTCACCGAAAGATTTTTCAAGGTATCAGTTGGTTTAGAAAAAGCGGTAAAACATTCATACTCAAGTTCCAATTTTAGCAAGCATTCAAAGAACGTTTTTAGACACATTTATTTTGCCACGCGCGCTTGCCGCGTGGCTTTTTATTGCTACCTTGTAAGGTAACTGTTAATTAAACAATTCATAATAATAAATGATACCCCTCGTTGCGAAACGCGGAGTATCTTTTTTATCCCACTTTTTTCATTTTTCTATTTTTCGTATTAATGTAAAAGCGCCCCACCATTGTTACATGGTGGGGCGCTTGATTGTTTTGCGCCCTCAGGTGGCGGGCGCGATGTGTCAAATAACTATATGAAATACAAAGTACCTGAATGGGGGAGGTTACGGACGTACGAAATGAACGCCCAACAGGGTTTGCGCAAAACTGCTTATGCCATATCGTAACAGAAGTCAAACTCTACTTCTTCAAATGCTTCGTTATGGCTCTTGGAGTATTCTTTTACGCTCTCGTATGACTCTATAAAATCTTTTTTAGCTTCATCAAGCGTAGCACCCTCAGCCGTTATAAGATAAGATAGCGTATCGTCGTCCATGTAAATACTATAGCGCCCCTCTGAGGAACGCTCGATAATTGCTTTTACTTCTTTCATTGTTTCTTCCTGTTTTTCGTTATTAGAACAATGCAAAGATACTAATATCCGTATTAACGGCAAAGGGGTACAATTTGATACGCTTTTCTTACCGCTCATAATCTATAAACAGTCTCAAGCACATGAGCATCGTTATGAGTCCGTCAATCTTTTGATAGCGAGCGCGCTTAATGGGCTTAGAGTTGCCGAGGTTGTCGGTGTCGAGTATGGCATTGCCAAAGCAGTAGGCGTTAATCGGGTTAGGATTGATGAAGATATGCCCCGTCTTGCAGCCATGCTCAAAGGATTGGACGGGGGCGGTAAAGTTGCCATACGTCTGCTTCACTCCGCGCAGCACGTCACGTGCGCCTGAGGCGGCCAACATGTTGATAAGTTCTTGGCTCTTCCAAGGGTCGTAACCAATAGAGAGTATGCGCACGGAGCGGTTGACACGCAACACGTAGTCGACGATCGTGCGGTAATTGATGACAGGACCTTGCGTCAGCGTGAGGTGGCCCTCAGCCGCCCACTTGCGGTAAAGGCGCTCGTTGGGGTGGCCCGCTAAAGCTTCGTCGGGGAAGAAGTAGGCCGTATGGAAGGTGAACGACTTCTCTTCGGGCGAATAGAAGCCAGTTGTCACGGCCGAGAAGTCGTCACTCTCGCTCAAGTCGATAGCCACCATTGCATCGGGGCGGCCCTTGATCGCATCGAGCGTGAAGGGACGCATGATGTCGGTGGCGAGTGTGGCCGTTATCCATGAGCGCTGCTGCTGTTCGGCATAGACGTTGAGCAACTTCGTGCGAAAGGCCAACATCGCCTCAGCGCCGTCGCGACGCGCTGCACGATATTCGGCTTCATAGAATTCGAGGCTAACGGTTATGCCCATGTGGGGGTGGACCTTGCGCCACGTCGAGGGTTGGTCTTCGGGGTCGTCAACGTCGGGTTCGAAGAGGTGGGCAAATACGCTATCATCGTCCACCTCGCCCAGTAGCAGACGCTTGTAGCCTTGCAACTTGGCGTAGAATGGGCCTTCAAACACGTCGCTCGCGGTGGTGATGATCACCGTGAGGGGGTTCTGTCTAACGCCCATAGAGGTAGTAAGCACGGTGAGTAGCTCATTGGTGCGCGCTTGGGAGTATTCGTCGATTAAGACGGTCGAGGCGTTCAATCCGTCCTTGGTGCGGCTATTGCCTGTCAGACACTGAGCAAAGGCCGTGCGGTCCTGCCGTCGGCTCTTAATCACGTCTTCATTCACCGTATAGCGTAAGCCGCGGGGGTCGAGCCGACGCACGCAGCCGCGCAATACGTTGAAGCCTTTCTTCGCTTGGTCGTAAGAGTTGGCACCGAAGTAACACTCCGCGTTGGCGTCGCCAAAGAAAAGGTCGTAAAGGGGGAAGGCAGCGCCTGAGGTGGTCTTGGAGAACTTACGCGGTACGAACAGGCACACCTCACGCACCAAGCGCCGCCCCTTCTGCCAAAATCCATAGACGGCGGCAAACTGGAAGCACTGCACGGGCGTCAACTTGTAGTGCTGCATGCCTTCCTTGCCGGGGAAGTAGAGCGACTCGTAGAAGAGGAAGAAGCGGCGCACCTTGCGGGCGTTAAGCCCATAACGCTTCACCATACGCAGAAAACGCTCAACGGCCAACTGCTCCCAAAGGTTATGTTCGGCGGGGCTGTCGCGTACCATTGACACATAGACGTAGAGTCGGGGGTCGACCGCCTCAAGGTGGTACGACTCCAACGATTTAGCAGCGAGCGAACGCGATACGCGCTGCTTCTCCTCTCGGTAGCGGTGGGCTTCTTCTTCGGTCATTCTGATAATGTGCTAATGTGATAATGTGCTAATGTGCTAATGTGATAATGTGCTAAGGATTGTGCCACTCATTAGCACATTACCACATTAGCACATTAGCACATTAAACTACTGTTCATTAATGAGCTTTTGGGTTAGGTCTATCAATGGGTCGGAACTCTGGTCGGTGGTCAACTCCTCAGTGGTGAGTTGCAACTGCTTCATCTGTCGCGTGACGGAGGCTTGTGCGTCGCGCTGAATTTTAAACACGGGGTGCGGCATCATCTTGCGGCCGTAGCGTGTCTCCTCCCATACGACGGTGGTATCGAGGCTGTCAATCTCATCAGTGGCAAGTTCGAGCGTGCGCATAGCTCCTGCCAACGATTGTATCTGCATTTCGAGGCTGGTGTTATAAGTACCCGACTTCTTGAGTGCCTTGGTGATGCGGGCATACCATTGTTTGGTGGTGCGTGCCATAGTGTGAAATGTTGTTTAAAGGTGTTGAATTGCCCAAAGTTCCGTAAATCGAAAAAAATGCTCGCGCAAAAAAAAGGGTTTGGGCGGGGTTTAACGCCACCCCCCACCCCTTAAAAAAACATGCCCCCCATGTGAATGGGAGCGCCATTGGTGATGAGGACAGGCTTCGTTTGCTCTGTTTTGGTACGTTTTCGGTCTTTTTTTTGGTCGTTTTTCGGCCGTTTTCGGTCGTCTTTGGTTACTTCGGAGTGGCTTACTCGTCGCCAAAGAAGCGTTTGTTAACGCTTTCGGCCTGTCGCGCCTTGCGCTCGGCATTTGCCTTACGGCCAGAGCGGCCTATCTCTGTGTGCGTCAGTACGTGGCAGTCATGGCAGAGGGCGCGGAGGTTGTGTGCATCAAACATGAGCCGCTCCTTCTCCCTCGCGGTCGTACCCTCTTCGACTGGGCGCACGTGGTGCACCTCAGTAGCAGCCGTTGTGCGGCCCTCAGCCTCACAACGTTGGCACAGAGGGTGAGCCGTGAGTACCATGCGCCTTAGTTCCAACCAGTGGCGCGTGTGTATCATTCGCTTGTAGTCTTTGTCTTTAGCCATAGTCTTACGAAATATTATTCAATCCTCCTTCGGTGGTGGCGCACGGTAGGCATGGTGTTAGAAGGAGTGCGCATAGAGGAGGCCATGCGCTCAAAGGTGGCCGCGATGTAGTCCTCATCATCGTCAGTGGTGGAAGTGGCCTCAGCCTCAGCCACCATACGCGCATATACACGCAAAAGTACGACGCACATCTCGCACGTCGTACTAAAGCGATAAGTCTTGCGTATGCGCTCCAGCTCTCGATATAGTTCGGGCGGCACGCTGAGGTTAATTCGTCGTCGCGTCACTGTTATTTTTTTAATATGCTAATGTGCAAATGCGTGGGCAATGTGCAAATGTGCGAATGTGCAAATGTGCAAATGATTGAATAATGTCTTAATTACTCAGCGTACAAAGGCGACCATTCGCACATTTGCACATTCGCACATTCGCACATTAACTCTGGACCAGTGCTAAGATACAAATAAATTGTGTCATTATCAAGTGTCTTTACAACTTCAATTGTCGTTTAATCTCCTCCTCGTTATGATGCGTGATAGCTTCATAGCGACGGCAGTCGTCATAGCCCTCGGCACGGCCCTTCTCGTAACCGTCACGATAGCCTTCTTGGTGGCCGCGCTCACGGCCTGCGCGGTAGCCTTCGTCCCAACGCGATTGGCGAAGGCGCGCCACTTCGTCGGCCATTGACTCTTCGGCTCGATAGCGGCCGAGCTTATACGTGATCAATAGCACGACATATACGGACGTGGCGTAAAAAAGAATAGTCAGTACGTTTAACATGGGTATCATTGTTTATTGTTCTTTATTCAATTCGTCTAAAAGATTTTGAGCGCAAGCCTTCGCCCACCAAAGTTTCTTTTCGGAAGCCTTACTTGCTGAGAACTTCCTAATGGTCAGCCAGCCTAACAATACTTGGCCTTGTACTGCATAATCCTTTGTGAGTGTGGTCTCGTACTCTTTAATTCTGAATGCAGTCATTTCGAGCAATGTTGTTCCTTTTGTAGCCATAGTGAGTTGCATCTTATTGTAAGTATTTTAATTGTTCAATGTCCTCATTGCTTAGTGCGTTGGGCGAGAGCTTTAGTATCTTGTCTAAGTGAGCGCGCACGCAGCGAGGGTAGCGCAGCCGCCCGTCAGGACGACGGCTGAGCCAAATGATGCGCCCGCCTCTGCTTCCTCGGAGCGCGCAAAGAATGGATTAAATGTTGCTCCTTTCATAGTCCTGCCATTTATTTTCATAGTACAGCCATTTATCTTTAAAGTCAGCCATTACTCGGTCGTTGTAAGCCTTGTCCTTCCCAATGTATAGGGTGAAAGTGCTTATATACCCTATAAAGGGGATTAACTCAATGCGAATAGCATCACACCTACCGCTAAAGCAAACATCGACGATGCTTGCACGCGTGTTGAATTGCATCGTCTGTGTCTCACGTAGGTAGTTTAAGATGTCGGCCTTCTTCGTCTTCTCAATCGGTGTCATTTTATCACGCTTTGGAGTTGTTCGTAGATGTGGCGGTCGCTCTTCATGCGCAGCAGCGCACGTCGCACCTTGTCGCGATACTCATCATTGTCGCCTGTGCGATCGGCTATGAGCAACACGATATCGGCATAGTAGTCGCTACACTCGCAAGCATCGTCGGCACACTCAATGCCGTAAAGCTCCTGTGCAAAGCTATCCCATGCGCGACGCGCACGGTGGGTAGCTTCGAGGGCATACTTTAGACGCTGCTTCAGTCCTTGCTTCATGCCGAAGCCTAATCGCTCAACACGCGTCTCAGCGTTGAGCATAAGCGTACTCGTCACATCGCCCATGAGGTAAGCCACGTTGGTAAGAATGCGTGTGGCCTCGGGTATCTGTTCTCGGGGTACGAGTTCTTCTTTCTGTTTCATAGTGTGTAAGAGTTATAGATTGTTGTGTGAAAGTGCTTCATCGGAAACACGAGAATTTAAAGCCATACTCCTTGGCTCTGCGCTCAGTGGATAGACTGCGATGCGTCTCTGGCGCGAAGTACCAGAGCATGGAGCAGCTCTTGTCGTAAGGAATGTAGCCAAGTTGACGCAACGCCTTGCGTATGTTCTTTTTCTTCTTGCTATGCGCAGGAGCGAAGTAGAAGTTATAGCGCGGCTTCTCGCCACTCATGATGCGAAGCTCGTCCGTGCGACGTTGACGACAGATGCGTCGCCCTCGCTCTTGAAAGCGCTCTTGATAGAGTTCGGGGTGTGCCTCCTTGTCTTTCACGTAGTAGGTGCGAGCGTTGAGCATAATGCGTCGCAGCGTCTCACGCTTGTAAGTAGGGTCTTTCTTCACTTCATAGGAGTTGGCCAACTTATACACCATATCAATTCCACACCCCAACTCGTGGGCCATGTCCTTAGCTGGCGTAATGGGGAAGCGCGCTCTAAACATTTGCTCGCCTTCGGGGGTAAGGCGGTACGTTCGCCTGCTGCCCTCAATGTAAATGTACTTCGGGTTGTACATAGTATTCGGTACGTGTTGTAATGTTCGTTATGATTGTTGCGCTTTTTTTGTCTCCTTATCGCGCAAGCTGATAAACCCTCTACGCTCACACTCGCGTAGCAGTTCGTAATCATCAGACGATATCATGCAGGGCGTTTCGCCATTGACGTTGACGTAACCGCTCGGTATTTGAAACCGCTCACAGATGCGGAGCCGCGTTTCACGACGGCAGCGCCAGTAGACCACTACGTAGATGAGTTGTGCCATAGTGCTTTATCCTTTTCGATCCTTTTTGTTTTACCTGAAACTTCCGTTTTTGAATACAACGACGTGCATCATTTCGTTCATGCGGTCAACCAATCGCACGCCATACCTCTGCCGTAGCTCTTGCCCCGTTAGGTTGGTAGTGACAAGGGTGAAGAGGCCACGAGCGTAACGCGCCTCAAGTAGCTCGGTGATCGGTTCTATCACATTGCCGTAGTCGACCACCTCGGCAGGTTCTGTGCCTACATCGTCAATGGCCAACACCCCAATGCTCATGAGGCGATCTTTCGTCGTCTTGTAGGTGGCAGCTACGTGGCGAGCCTCAACGAAGCGTACCGTGTCGAGGTCGTACTGCATGAACTCCGTTGGCAGCATACCACGCGCCCTGAGCCATCCCACGGCGTTCTGCAGGGCCAACGCCAAGGTGGTCTTACCATTGCCCGTTGTGCCACAGAATAGCAGCCCATTTGGTTGCGGCCCTGTAAGGTGGTGAGCCACTTCGCCTACGATGCGCGTCGTGTCTTCGTCCATTTGCAGCGTGCGCCCTCTGCGCTCCACCTCCACCTCGTAGGCAGAGTAGAGCAGACAATAAGCGTCTGCGACCGCCAGGGGAAGCCTAAAGGCGTGTGCTGTAGTCCGCTGCCGAAGTAGCTGCGACATCAACTCCTTTGCGTCGGGCAAGGGAGCTGGCATTGCTATTTTTCGTGCCATGACAGTTGCGATTTTGTTGTTGTTGAATGCGAAACCACGAAGTAAAGTGGCGTTTGAGGTCGGTGAGGTCGGTGTGCTGCGCCTTGTCGTTGACGCGACAGTCGAGCGCAAAGGCGTCAAGCCACTCGTGTAGCTCGTCACCGCCCAAGTGGTAACGCATACGCACCAACTCACACCATGAAGCCTCAGCCCTCAACGATGCTAACAATCCCGTAAACGAGGCTTCAACGTCTTCCGTCGTCGGTGGCGACGGTGGCGCTTTTTCTACATCGTCTTTTTCTTTACTTTCCTTTACTTTACTTTGTGTACTTTCTTGCACACTTTTGCGCAGAAAAGGTGCTTTCTTGCACAAGTTTGTACATTTATCGGCTTTTTTACCGAAGATTGATACATCTTTAGTCGAACTTTCGACAGTTTCAGTCGAATTTTCGTCGATAAGGTTGTATCGCTCAATCGATGCTGCACGCCTACTATCTACACATATCTTTTTATATCGTTCTTGAATACCTCTACTCGTCAGTACACCTTCCTCGTCAAGCATACGCCTATCTAACAACCCTAACGTAAGGCAGCTCTCTAAGACTTCTTGTATATACACCTCTCCATACCCCGTTTGTTCCGAAATGATGAAGGGCAACTCTTTATCCCACGTCATGAAATACCCACTCTTGTAAATATAGCATAGCAGGAGAGCATATACTGCGATCGCCTTACCACCGTTACGCCGAATTAACTTGCGTATCTTAATATCCTGAAAAAAGTCTACTTCGAAAGGGAAGTAATCTAAGCCCGACTTCTTCTGTCGGCTCATAATTCGTGTGGTTTCGTGTAAAGTCAATAAGTAGCACAACACTGCGGCCTCTCTGTTGCATTCCCCTCACCACTTATTGGGGTGGGGCGGCCTCCTGTGTCATCGC